CTCATCGCACCAGACTTTGCTTTTGCTTCTAGTATTGAAAATTCATCAATTAGATTACCAAGTGCTTGTTTTAATACTGCAGCTGCTTTTGCATCACTATAAAATGATTGTTCAACTAGTCTTCCTGCTTTTTCTGCAGCAAGCATCTCTGGTGTTAAATACTTCCATCCTTCTCCGCCTTTAAAGAATGCCTTCATGTGGAATATACCCTTTAGAATATATCCAAAGAAGTTTGCAAGCACACCAGTTAACATAATTACTGGACCAATCACTGCTGTAAATCCGCCAGCTAATGCTAGAACTTGCTTTACTGGTCCTGGCAAGTTGTTGGCAAATTGAACTACCTTATCAATAACCTGAATAAGAACTGTATTAATCTTTAAAAACTGTTCTCCAACTTCAGCTAGAGACGCTCTCAAGCTTTCTATAGCTCTACGATATTTACCTGATGCAGACTCTGTTACAGCTGCTAATTCTCGATCAGCAACAGATGCTAAGTCTGACGTTGATGTTTTCATCAGATCTAAAACTTTTAGGGTTTGGCTTCCTTCTCTTCCTAAATTTTCAAACAAAGCATTTAGTCTTGAAAATTGAAACTTTCCAAACAGCTGCTCTATGGCCTGTTGTTTTTGCAATGGATTAAGTCTGTCTAATGCGCCTTGCAGCTCCATAAGTGTTCCAGTTAAATTACCAGCATTGTCATTTACTATTGAAAGTAAATCAATTCCTAAAGCTTTAAATTTTCCTTGTGCAACATCTGTTGGGTTAATCAAAGATGCAAGAGCTGACTTTAATGCGTTTGCTCCTTCTGAAGCATTAATGCCACCTTCACGCATAGCAGTTAAATAAAGGGCAAGGTCTTGTACGCTTCCGCCTAATCCCTGAATTACTGGACCAGCTTTTGGAATTGCTTCCACTAGGTCATTAAGAGTTGTTGATGTTTGGTTTTCAACTGCGTTAAGAAAGTTAATTGATTGTGAAAGCTCATCTGTATTTTGTTTAAATGCTGACTGAATTGCAAGTGTAGCTTTCATTGCTTCTTGTCTATCTACTTCACCAAGTACTGCGAGTCTTGTCGTTTCTTTAATAGACCCAAGAAGTTCATCTCCAGTTTTTCCAGTTGCTGCAATATCAGCTGCTAGCCCAATTGTTTCTTTAAAAGATACACCCATTGCTGCAGATATTTCTCTTGAAGTTTTAACTACATCATCTCTAACTCTACCTAGTTCAGCGGCTGAAGTTCCTGCAACATCCCCATAAACCTTTGTTAAACGAACTAGTTCTTGATCTGCTTCTCTAAATGCTTTTGCTGCTTGCGCTCCAAAAGCTATTAAAGGAACTGTTAATCCTACTGTTAACTGACGACCAGCCCACTGTGTATTTTTACCCCAGTTAATAAGTTGTCCAGCGCCATCCTGGATTACCTTATTCATAATTTGAAGTTCTTGTCTTGCTATGGCGGTTTTGTTCTTTATTTCATCAAGCCCTCTTGGAACGTGCACATTGAACTGCATAAGTCCTTGTGCATTTCTGCCTAGCGGTTGTAATACTGAGTTCTGTAAGGCTACTTGCTGTTTTGCTAAATCTCTTATAAGCCCACCAGATTGCTGTGCATGCTGTCTAAATGTGTTAAAGTATTGATTTAGTTTAAGTTTTCCGCCATCAAGATTTTTACCAAATTTTTCGACATCTGATTGTAGGCTTACAAAGTGTGTGGAGTACTGTCCTGTGCTTCTAAGGGTGTCAGAAAACGATCTATTCATTACGGCAATTTGATTTGCCAACATCTTGTTTGAGTTGGCTAATTGCTCTTGTAATTTAGATAGACTAGAAGTAACCCTATGCACATCGGCGATAAGGGCTGAGAAGTCAGCGTTAGCGACTATTCGGGTACTTATTGTCTCTTCAGCCATTTATGTTTATATTACTCCTTGGTGTATCCTAGTCCTTCTCCAATTCCGAATCCAGCCTGAGCTGCAAATCTTCCTTGTAGTGAAACGACATCATTGGGATTAGCATGTATTCCTGCTGCTCTCAATTCTATCTCTTCGAAACTAGAACCTTCTTCGTTTTCTTCTTCGTACTCACCTAAATCTACTCCCTTTAAAGATGCTAGAAACTTTCTTTCTCCGTGTTCCTTTTTCTTTAAAGCTTTAAGGGTAGCTATAAGTTCTGGCATTGATAAATTTTCTTCAAGTTCATCGTAATTTCTCCAATGTCCTAAAAGAAAAAGTTCTCCTTCTAAAGCGGCTAAGTCTAGTTCTGACCAGCCAGAACCGCTGCCGCTAGTAGGTTTGGGTCGTCAAGTTTAATTCCTCCGCAAACTTCTAGAATGCGGTTCATTGTTGGAACATCGATTGCATCTTCAAATGCTTCTCTGTCTGCTACCAAGTCTGGTAGTTGTTTTTCTAGTGCAATTGCACAAGCGTCAATTAAGATATTTAATGTTTCATCTTCTGTTTGGGAATCCCCAGTCTTTTTAATTGCAATCATGAACTTACGAAGTTCTTTAATAGAGAGTGGTTTTAGCTTTACGGTCTGTCCGTTTTGTAGCTGTACTTCTTCTACGTCATATACTGTTGTGGCCAATTTAATCCTCCTAGGATCTAGTCTTAATTATTATAACATATAGGCATTATCTATACAAATGGAAAACCCCCAGTTTCCTGGGGGTTCTCGCTAATAAATTAAATTTATTATGCTACTAGTACACGGTCAATAATCTTGCCGTATTCTGAGCCAGCGTAGTTAGCATCTGGTAGAAGACGGAATGTTACTGGGAATGTAGTTGGAGTTGTACGTGCAAGAGAGAATTGTGACTGTTGTACAGACAAAACTCTACGTGCATAATATACACGCTCTGAAGCTGTTGAGCTTGCTGTTGGTGCTAGACCTACTGCAATCAATTGACGCTCTGTTGGAGCTGCTCCTAGAGAACCTGCCTCAAGACCGAGGACATCCTTCTTTGTTAGTCCAGTTCCTGTTGTTGAAAGAGTTGATGCACTCTGTCCGAATACTGCTGCGATATTCTCGAGAGTACCTTCTGACATTTCTGTTGCAATCATAACTTCCATCGCAGACTTGAACAGCTTAGCTGTATCAAGTAGCTGATCTACTGTTACTGAATCGTATGTTGGGTTATAAGTAATTTGAAGACCATTGTTAGTAAAACCAACGTTACGGTATCCAAACTTTCCTGCTTCTTGATCAACAGCATTTAGTGTTGATGTGTATGATACGCCTGATGCAAATGCTGGGACGCCTACTGTTCCTGCGCCTGATGCAACTGCTACGCCTGCTTCTGCGTTTGAGATGTAGTCTGAGTCGTTTACGTCAATTGTTGACAAGAACAACGGAGATGCACCAACGAGAATATTTTTAGCATTACCTACGGATTGTGCCATAGTTTTCTTACCTCCTATATTTTAATATATATATATATTTTAAAATCTTAAATTAAAGCTGGCTAGGCTTCTTTCCTCTTAGGATAATTTTATTCCATAATAGGTAAAAAGGCAAACCCTAGAGGAATCTACCTACGGAATCTGTGATTCTAGAGTATTTAATCTCTAATATCACCTCTGCGGAGAAGAACCCCTGAAGCTCTTCTGAGGGGGCTGTTGGGGATATATCTGCCACCCATATGCTATGAAATTTAAATTTATTTGACAATTCAGTCCATCTGTTAACATCTCTAGCAGACTCATCCATTCTTCTAAACTCATCAGTCATATAGTTTCTAATTTCATTTATGTCTGCCACAGACGTAGAATATAAAGTAAACATGATCTGCTCACAGCAGATTAGCCAGTTGTCTTCATACGACATGCCAATCTTGTCGTAAACAATATGCTTCTTCCCACTTAAAAATTGATTCATTTCAGCAACTTGTTGAACTGGGATAATTGGAACAATGCTTTCATTTAAGTTGTCTGACCAATAGTCATCTTCATCAAATATATTACGGGTATATAGCTCTTTCCATAAATACTTGCGAAGCTCTAGCATGGCATCTAGCTTATAGTTAGCCGTCACATTGCACCTCCAAATGACGCAGCAAGCGCCTCGTCAGCCTGAGACCTGATAAGGTTTGGTGAAAATGAATATTGAACTTTCTTAATATTAGATGGAACTCTAAGTGCCTTAGTAAGACTTGAGCTAAATATTCTTTGAAATCCAGATTTTTTAATTGATTCATTTACTAACCTTCCACTAAAAAATCTTGAATGCGCTAAAGTAAATTGGTTAGTAGCAGCAGATCCTCCAGGGCGCTTAACTGTTACAGATTGGCCCTTAGGCATAAAAACTGTTTCTCCATCAATTTCAAAAACTAATCGTTCTGAATTCTTAGGTCTAATAACTAATGGATTGCCAGCTTCCATTATAGAAGCTTTATTTTTAAACATATGCCTACGCTTTCCATTTGATGAAGGAACCATAGATTTTGATGGCAAGAAATCATAGTTTAATCTAAAAGACAATCCTTCTTCAGAAATTTTATTTACCTTAAAAAGTCTGCCTGTTTTGTCTCCAGACTTTTGCCATTCATAAACATGGTGTAAGCTCTTAGGCTTTGATCTAGCTAATGCATCTATGTAGTTTCCAAAATCTTCAGAGACTTGATTAAAAATTGTATTTACAAATAAAGCTTTAAATTTAGCACTAGATGTTAACTTAGATATGACTGCTGCTTCATAGTATACAAATGCTGACACCTGAGCTACTGTGCTATCTTTTAAAGGTCCGCTTTGATTAGCATGCATCATTCTTTCAAGTCCGCTTGATGCTTGAACCAGTAATCCGCTATTGTCCAATTTGCTGGTTCTCCGATCTCTTCATAGATGAGCTATATGCAATTACACGACCAAATGGGTCGGTGACTGGCGTTGTTCCCATAACTTCAAATACAGTTGGAGTTTCGTTTGGATAATTAATTTCATTCCAGATAGTGTTTCCATTAGAGTCCCTAATGTTTGTAACCTTTTCTCTAGATGTTAATTTTTCTGAAGTTCTAACTTGAATAACTTGATCGTTCAAATACTTATTTGAAAATATTTGCTTGTCACTAGAACGTGTAGTTGCAGAGTTGCTAATAACTCCTTTAGCGTGGCACGGTATTGTTTTGTAGTAATTCCATTCCCTAAGTATTGCTCCTGTATCAGGATCCTGAACCTCAAACTGTCTATATACATCTAGGTTCATAGACAAAACAGAGTCTATAATTCCATTCATCAGATAAGTATAACTTTAGAAACTACATAATCTGAGAGCAATTGATCTGCATAAAGATTTCCAGTTCCTGAAGTTGATCCACTTCCGTATTCAAAATCCCAGTCAAATGTTGAAATTTTGGTAACATATTTGTTTCTCCACATGTTATCTTTGGAAAAATAATCTTTCATTAATTCCATTGCTGCAAGGTCTACTTCGTCTGGGACTGCTTGCCAGCCAAATTTTCCAAACACTGTGTATCTTACACCTCTTCTAAAAATTCCAGAGGAATCATTAATGCTTGGAGGAACCATGCCATTTGCAGTATAAACTGTATTGTCTAGCATGTTTGCTCTATTAATACGAAGAGCAAATCCACTTTCGGTAACATCTACCTTATAGTTCCAATTGTCAATATTATTTAGATTATCTTCTAAAAGAATATCATTTGCATGTAGTCTATATAATGACTCTATCCTAGAAGGCAGCATCAGTGAGTCTGAGTCTGTTCCATAAACAGAACATACATCTGGATAATTATAAAATTTTTGACCTGTATAATTTTCTATTACTTTACGAGCATATCTTTCAGCTGAAACTATTTCTTCGTAAGATCTATAGTTTGGATCTGATGGGTCATTACCAATACGCAAATAATCATAAACTTGAGCATGATCAGCATATGGCTGAACAACAAAAAGTTTATGTTGTCTTGACTGGAAACTTCCTTGAATATTATAAGACCAGACTAATTTAAAATCTCTAGCTTTATATGTTGCATCTACTGGTAGGTTTAAGCTATATACCCCTATGTCAGTTTCTGATTTTTGAGTAGTTAAACCTGAATATAATGGAGTTAATGGATTTATGGTTGTTTCTGGATCATTGCTTACATCATAGACTGCAACTGTTGGATTAGAGTCTGCGTCTGTTGCTTCACCCCTCCAAAAAATTTTGTGTTTTACTGGGTTGGTAGATCCTACATAAATTTCCATGGCGTAGGTTTAGTTAGTTGTAATACTCCTGGACTTCTCTTGGAGTTGCTAATCTAAAACCCTCCTCCTTATCAAAAATTGCTTGCGCTGTTTCATTGTTCATTGCAATAAATGGGTGCTCTTTTGTGAACGTAAATCCCATAATATCATATCTAAAGTTATCTCTAGTCATTCTTACTAATACTGTGTTTTCTGGCTGTTCCGCCTTTGGATCAAACTTTGGCAATACTTCTACTGACATATCTTCTTCTTCCATCTTGTCCATGGTCTTGTTATATACAGACCAAGTAACGCCTTCTTCTGCAAGGGCTGCAATAATGTCGGCCTTGCTCTTTAGGCCATCTGTATCTACTGCAAAATCTTCTGCAATCTTCTTTATTTCAGATATCTTTAATGTCTCAAATGACATGTAATTCTCCCATTTCTACTCTAAACAATTATAGCATTACTAAATTAAAATGAAAAGCCCCCCAAAAATTAATTTAGGGGGCTTTTAGCAGATTTAAATCCTATTAATTAGGAAGCAACCTTAACGTCTTTAACGACTACCCAAGCATCTGCCTGCTCGATTTGAACGCCAACACGAGTATACATTGTGTACTCGATTGAGTCCTTACGTGGCTGGAAGAAGCGATATACAGTTACGTCACGCTTGATACCAATAACTACGTTATTTGGGAATGTCAAGTGGATGTCTCCGTGATCGCCAGTCTCGCCTGAATATGAACCATCTTGTGATTCCTTTAGCATAGGAACTTCAACGATTGGAATTCCGAATGCAAATGGTGCTACATATCCTGCTGGACCACCAAGTCCTGGTGTTGTTCCACGGATAACGCCTGATGCGATATCTGATGGAATTGTTTGGTTTGTTCCAATGCTGTTAGCATATAGGAAATCTTGGATTAGGTTTGAACCTACCAAGAAGCGTAGATCACCACGACGTTGCTTGTACTTACGTGGAAGTGCCTTTAGAGCCTTGTTGAAAAGCTCACGAGATACTCCTGCGCCTGCACCAGCTACAACGTGACCGCTAGCCTTTGCCTTCTTTACAACGCCATCAAATGACTTGTATAGGTCATCGCTAGTCAAAGCTGTATTTCCGTTAAGGATTACATCTTCGATATCGTTACCTGCTTGTGTTGCCATCAAACGGGCAATGTGGTCTTCTAGATCTGGACCTTCAATGTTGTCTTCTAGAGACTCAGTTGAAAGCTCCCAATTTAGACGAAGCTTCTTAGTTGTGATAGAGATCTTTGAGAAAGTAACTGCTGCGTTTGAGCCAGTTGCATCTCCTTCAGTTGCGAGAGTCATAAGCTTCTCACCAACGGACATACGATCAATTTCTGCTGTATCGCTTCTCATTCTGACTGTACGGGCGACCTTACCAATTACGGTTGCGTCGAACATATAATCTAGAAAGCGGGCTGATTGTTCTGCGTTTAGAAGTCCACCGTTGCCAGCTTCGCCAGCTACGTGTACTCCATTAGCGCCAGTAGTTGAGGCGAATGTCGCTGTTGCAGTTGTTCCTGCTGCGATTGCCTTTTCTAATGTTTCATTACTCATATTATATTTCACCTACCTTATTTAATTAATTCTGTTACGGAACCGAGGAAAGAACCGTTCCACTTTGATTTTTTGATTGTTACTTCCTGAGACCCGCCAAGGTCAGAGGACTTCTTAATTGCAGTCTCTGATTCTACTGCATCGACACGCTTTTGTACGCCATCAATCGTGTTCTTGATATCTTCTACAGCCTTTGAAAGTGCTGCATTTTGTTCTGCCAATTCTGAAATACGAACATCAGCGCTCTTGCTAAATGCTTCAACTGTTTCTTTAATAGTTGAAACTTGAGTAGCATTTGCTTCTGAAGCCTTATTTAGTGTTTCTGAGAAAAAGCCTTTAAGATCGCCAAGCATCTTTGCAAAATCAGGTTCATCAACCACAACTTCTGATACGTCGGCTGCTTTTTCTAGAGATTCGGCAGAAGCGTCTGCTACTGCATCTGCAGGAGCTTCTTCAACAGCTGGTGCTTCCTCTGCGGGAGCATCTACTGCTGTGTCTTCTACGATTGCTTCTGGTGCTACTGCATCTTCTGCAATTACGTTTTCTGTATTTTCTGACACTTCTTTACCTCCTTCTATGTCTGCCTGTTTTGCAATTTGTGTTTCAGGCGTCGACAATCTTGACTTTTTATGTAAATCAAGAATCTTATCT